GTTGCATATCTTCCGGTGTGACGCTTTTACCGTCCTGCGGAACCGGGATAGCAGCCACCGCCTCACCCACCGCGTCTGACACGGCCTGTTTCAGCACCACCGGATCATAATCTTTTCCATTTTCCGGAACCGGTAGCTCGCTAAAGGCTTTATCCACCATCGCCTGCAGCATTGGTTGCATATCTCCCGGTGTGACGCTTTTACCATCCTGCGGAACCGGGATAGCAGCCACCGCCTCACCCACCGCGTCTGACACGGCCTGTTTCAGCACCACCGGATCATAATCTTTTCCGTTTTCCGGAACCGGTAGCTCGCTAAAGGCTTTATCCACCATCGCCTGCAGTATTGGTTGCATATCTTCCGGTGTGACGCTTTTACCGTCCTGCGGCAGCGGCAGAGCAGCGACCGCTTCACTTATCATCAGGGCAATGTCGGGTAGTTGAGGTTCTGACGGTAAAGACATGGCAGCCACCGCATCGGCCACCATGGCAGCAATATCAGGAGATGGTGCGCCTTTAATTTCATCAATGGACGTTGAAATGCGCGACAATTTTTTTTCAAATTCCTGGCGCTGTGCTTCGAGGGTTTTACTGAATACCTCACGCATTTCAGAAAGAACGAGGCCAAACTCTTCGCCTAACGCCTTTATCAGAGATAATTCGCGTTCATTCATTTGGTAAGTAACCCCCGTAGCATCGCTTTTACCGCTGATTGCTGTGCATCAGATAACGACTTTCCTTCACTTTTATCTGGTTGCTGTTGCGGTGCCTGGCTGCCTTTACCGAATGGATCCTCTGATGCATCGCGGCGGGCCAGTGCGCCAAGACTGTAATTCTGCTGCTGCAGGTACAATTCATCGCCACCTGTTACAGGTGGCAGATTTTCACTTCGCCGCGCTTCGTTCGGTGTCATGATGGTGTTTTTTACCCCCTCACCCAGCGTTTTTATGCGGCGCTCGCTGTCCATCCTCAGAAGCGCATTTACGTCAAACTCGGTCCCGGTATCGTTTTCCAGTTCAAACGCCTCATCCAGTAGTAACTCGATAGACTCAATGAGCGTCTGCAGGCACTGGGAATAGTACTGTTGCTCAAGAGCCTCAATATTGTCGTACGAAGGGAGTTCGCCGACTCCGGCCTTATAGGTCGGGACATGGAACGCTGAACAGACGATTTTCGCGGACATCTGGAGCTGCTCAACCACCTTTGCATCATCCGCTGAAATTGAGACAGGGTTATATTTGGCACCATTGCTGAGAAGCCCTGTTTTCCCGGCGTTTTCTCCTGTATACCCGGTTTCCCAGTTGGATTTAAGGATTCTGGCGTTTTCCTCCGTTATATTGCCAGGCACCTCTATCACGCCGCTTGGCTTACTGCCATTGCGGAAAAAGAACGCTGAATTTTCCTGAATATGGTGCCCCTGCATCGCGGCAAGGCCCGCTGCGTAAATCGGGGAGAGACCGATAAGCGGATGAAACAGGCAGTTAAAACGGTCGTGAATAACCTCACGTGCCGGAACAGTGACTGACTTTTCGATACCCGTCATGTTGTCAGGGTTTATCTGGTAAAAGACTGATCCATCATCTGCAACCAGCGGGGTAACTTTGTTCCAGTCAATAATACGGAGTTCTGTAATTTGTCCCCGGGTGTTGCGGATTTTTAACACCACGGTATTCCCGTGGCATAACTTCGAGTTAAGCCAGCATTCGAAAAACTGGATCCTATTCTGAAAGGTATTAGGCCGACGATAAAGCGCGGCAACAGGCCCGGCACTGTTTTCTTTCCAGATGCCGTCAGAATCACGGCGCATCATACGTAGTGGCATCTTTGAAATATCACTGGCTATCAGCGATATACATGAAAAAACAGCATGAAAGGAAAGAACAGTTTGCTGATTTATTTCAAGGTTACGCTGCCATGCACCCGCAAAGGGTTCACGGACATAACTGAGGAGTGAGGTCCAGATCCCGCGAGTGGCAGGCTGTTGCAAGGCCTTCTCTTTTTTCCTGAAAGGGTTCCACATCAGCCATTCCCCGCGTTATTTTTCTTTTTGCTACCACCAGCACGTTTGTTGCTGATGTATTCCGCTTTACCCAACAGAACCAGCACCCTGGCGCACCGGGCATTCACGTTCTTTTCATCGCCCGGAACCGAATCGTGAGTGCGTTGCAGATACCTGATTTTTGCCATGTATTACGGCGGGGTCTCCCCCGCCCTCCGTTAGCACATTAGCTGCCCTGGGTGGTGCCGTAGTTAACGCCGGAAATAACAGCAACGGCAGCAGTACGGCGGCGTTTCCAGTTGATCCAGCGCTCAGCACGGATGGCCACACTGTTCGTCTGGAACATGGAAACCAGCTCGGTACCTGTCGGCGTGATGCTGTCGCCAGTCGGATCGCTCTCCATTTCCAGAGACGCCTCGCGGGACATATCGACAGCAACACCGCCATCGTCAGCAAGGTACACATCCGGTGCATTAACCAGCACAAGCAGATTGCCAACGTACTGGGAGACAATCACCGGAAGGCCCTGGAAGGTCCCCCCAAGCAGTGTCATTTCCGGGTACTCTTTCTGACCCAGCGCGTTTTTACGCATCGACAGAGCAAGTGCGGTAGTACTGGACATCAGCCACACCGCACCATTTGGTTGCAGGCTGGCGGCAACGAACACTCCAAATGCCGCCGCCGCATCATCATCAGGGTTACCTGTTGACGGAATGGCGGCGATGCCGTTGGTGATGGATGCCGGAGATATACCGGCAACCTCTGCTTTCGACGGGGTGATAAAGTCCGTGTCCAGGCGCGCGATAACCGCCTCAGCCAGGGCGTTGCGCACCAGCGCGTCTGCAGCCGGGTTGGAAAAACGGATCAGTTCATCAGTGAGCACAGCAATTGCGGCTACTTTCGCAAAACTGAACGTAATCGACGCAAAGTCAAACTTCGTCAGCGGCTTGGCCTTACCCTGGCCAACCCAGTTTGCGGAACCACCGGAGGTCTGCGCCGGAATGCGGATGTTGAACGGTACCTGACGCAGTGCCGGGATATTACCCTGACCAAAACGGCCGATGATCGTCTGTGGTCGCAGGAAATCCACAAAATCCTGTGCATAGTCCTGATACTCCACCAGCGCCCCGGCCCATGTCGGGTCAGTCGTGGTCCCGGCCCCTACAGCAGCCTTGAGAACATGATGGAGCTTCGCATCATCCGGATACTGCTTGCGGGCGATCTCCAGCGCTTCTGAACGGCTGCCATTCGCAGCGGCCAGAGCTTTGGCGAAACGGGCAAATGCAATGCCTTTTTCCAGCTTCTGTTCAACGCGGATGATACCTGGTGCGCTGGTTGTCACGGTGGTTACGTCGCCGTTTGCAGCTTTGCTGACTGGCTTCGCTGTGATCGCAAGATTTGCTTCCATATCACGCAGGCGCTTAAGGTGCGCATCCACGGACTTGATTTCAGCGGACGTGTTGTCGTAGCTCTCTTCTTCCTCAGCATCCAGGGTACGGCCATCATCCGCCGCCTTCGCCATGATTTCAGAAAGGGAAGCTGCCAGCGCTGCACGTTTAGCTTCAAAGCTTTTGATTTGTTCTGCGATATTCATCGACGAGTTTCCTTTATTAATATTGATTTTCGGTGCTGTGGCGCCAGCGGGCTTATGTGCTTTAACCACGGGTTTCTCATTGCCTGACGCGGCGAGTAACTGGCGGTCAAAAGATTTAACGGTCTGGATAGAGCATTCGGCGTTCGCCGGAATGGTCACTGCGGAGACTTCAAGCAGATCCCAGGACAGAAAGCGGATGCCACCTTCATCGAGGAACGAATATTCGATGGGGCGAAATCCGATAGACAGCCCGCGAACCAGCCCGGCCTTAATAGAAGCCCAGGCCTCATCAAGACGGGCTGCAAGCTGCGATGGCATGTCAGGCGTTGGTTTCACCAGCTTTGCGGTAATTTCCAGCCCCTCTTTCACCATCTTTGGCGTGCAAGTGCCGACAGGCTGGGAGCGGTCATGCTGCCAGAGGAATGGGGTATCGCTGCGGAACTTCGCGCCCCCCGGCTCCATGATGTCACCATCACGGTCAGGTGAAGGCGTGGAGGCGATGCCGGTGATTATCCGTTCGTCCTCATTTACCGCCTTGACCGTCATGATGGTACATGCGCGGTTAAGGGTCATTTGATGCCTCCTGAAACGAAAAAACCCGCCGGAGCGGGTCGTTTACTGACGTTAAAAGTCATATGAAAATTACCTGATAATCCTGTTTCTTCGCCTCAGGATTCAGCGCCATAAGCGAAACCGCGTTGAACAGCGCCATAAGCGGGTCGATTTTCCCCTTACCGCTGGCCTGTTTGGTAATGAGGATGGCATTACCTTTAGGCTCAACCCTGGCATTGCCGACACACCAGGACATCATCGGCTGTCCGGCATGAATCAGCACCCCCTCGGCAAGCTTGCGTTCCGTGGTTTTTATCGCCCCGCCAAGACGCCAGCCCTGACTGACACCCACGACGGAATCAGCCGGGATTTCCGCTTCAATCAGGGCATCAAGAATTTGCCCCACGCCCGACGGGTCAATGCCAATTTTGTCGAGCAATTCAGCGGCGTGTATACGGCTGACATACTCAGCCACTTCCTCCGTGTCCTGTCCGACGCATTTAACGATGGTCAAATCACCGGCTTTCACGAAATCACTGAACCGGGACTCTTCGCTTTTGCGGCGTCTGATGGCTATCTCATGCGCCCAGGCGTGGCACCAGCAAAGCCATTCACGGGTTTCACCATCACGGCCAACGGCAGAAAAGCCCAGCAAATCGTCAAGACCGCCGCCATCGATTCCGACAGTGACCACCTCGGCGCGCCGGAGCAATTCCTCAAACGTCACCTTTCTGGCCTGCTGCTCCCAGAAATCCACTCCCGCCCAGCGGTCAGTACGCAGATTCAGGCCGATCTCAATGTTGAGGTGTTTGGCAAGAAACTGCTGCAGGGTTCCGTCAGTCTTCGCCTGATTTTTGCGAAGGTTATCGGCTATCCATTCAGAACTGACGGACAAACCGATGTTAGGATTGGTGATGTAAAAATTTTCTGGCTCGAGATATGCCTTGCTTTCAACCATGCTTTCCGGGAATTCGTAAAGAATCCCCAGTGTCTTAGGATCATGTAGTTTGCCATCACGCACATCACGCCAGTAATCCAGCCGTTCCTTAAACACCCCTGCAGGGGGCTCATCGCTTTGCGTGGTCAGGTAAATCACCCAACCTTCATTTCGGGAGACCTGCCCGCCCAGTGCCTCCATAAACATCGCTTCTGCGTTAGCACGCTTGCCAAACAACCAGAGCTCATCCACCAGGACGCGGCCCGATTTTTTGCCGGAAACGGTGTCGGTATCAGCAGCGACAACTTTCAGCGTGTTACGCGTGACCCGGTGTGTGATGGTGCGAATGTGATCCTGGATCTGGAACATATCCGACAACTCCTCGTCTGCACGTATCATCCCGGCGGCAGGCTTGAAACTGTTGTCGGCTACTTCCTTCGTCGGTGCCAGAATCAAATGCTCTTCGTCCTCACGCCAGCAAAGGATCAGCGCCGTCAGCATGATCCCGGCCGCGATGGTCGATTTTGTGTTTTTCTTCGATATCAACAGCCCGTATTCACGAATCAACTGATTGCCGGTATCAGCCTCATAACCACCAAAGATGGCTTTAACAAAATCAAACACCCACTCCTCGGAGCATTCACCGAACGTTGGCTTGCCAGGCAGGTCAGAAACTCGCAGTTCACGAAATATACCCAGCGCCTGCTTCGCCTGGTCAGGAAAAATAGGGGGGGGAATGATTGACTGCCTGCTAACCAGAAGACTTTCCCAGTCAGGGCAAGCCGTGGACCATTGCGCCATGAATTACCCTCCCTTGTTATTGACGACCAGTTTTGGCGGAGCCATAGAGCCAAATTTTCCCGCGCCAGCGGCCACCTTCGCCGCCGCGTTTTTGGCATCTTTTTTCCCTGTCTCCCCTTTTTTGGGGTGAATATAGGGAAGCATTGCCTTTGCAGCATCTTTCCGGACATCAATGTCTTCGCCTGTATTGTTCATCACCGCCATGAGGAACTTGAGCGGATCGTCATAAACCACCGCCACCGACGGTGAGGTAGGCGGTGATTCCGGTGGGGATGTTTTTTCGGGATTGTTTACCACTGGGGTATAAACATTTTTTCGGTAGATCGGAACCTCATCAACCTCGACAGTTTCCTTGTTTTTACGCCCAATAAACGCGATGACTTCCGGGTCTTTAGCCAGTTGCGAACCCTTAGACCGTGCGGATTTCTCAGAATACCCCGCCTTTATTGCCGCATCTTTTTTAGACATACCGGACATCAGCGCGACCGCGAATTTTCGCTTTTGCGCTGTTAACATGTTTACACCCTCCAGAGGGGAATTTTTTCTGTGCGTGAGGGAGGCGGCGGTGTCCGGCGCGATCGACGTTTACACCCAAACCTACCCCCCCCGGTGTTGATAATGGGTATCATTCCAAGTGGAATGGTTGCAATTGAAACTATCCCTGTATCAAATCACCACGATATGCTGAAACTCCTCAGCCGCGGGCACCGCATGCTTTAATGCTTCCTCATCAGGCTGCCTGGTTGCCGCTTCCCGCGCCGATTTCCCGGCATGGCATCCTTTGCACAGAGTCCAGAGATTACGCTCTGAGTTGTCGCCGCCGAACTGCAGCGCGATGCGGTGATCAAGCTCGCTCTCGTGCAGCTCAATAACGCGGGCGCACATGCAGCAATGACCGCCGTCGCGTACCCAGATGCGACGTTTAAGACTGACGCGGGCGCTGCCGCTGATGCGGCGCTGCTCTCCGTATACAGGCTTGATGCGACGGGTATCGATAACCTTAAGTCGGGGCTTTAATGTCGTCAGCTTAGTCATACAACCTCCATGCCCGGCGGCGCTCAGTTCGCGCTATGCCGTCAGGGTGACGCTCTACCGGTTCCCCGTCGGCATGATCAACCAGTGACCAGCATGGATAAACCACCGGGCCACCATATGCATTGCCCACGGCATAATCAGCGGCGGCGCTGTGATCCCATCGGGCCAGCACATCTACCAGCTTTGCAACCGGCACGCTGTAGCAAACGCCATGAATCAACTGAGGCAGGGTAATGAAGTCAGCCCGCGTCTTATCAGCAGCAATCAGGCGCTCAGCAATAGCCGCCTGATACTGAGGCGGGCGGCCAGTGCCGAGGTAGAAGCTGATGAGATCGTCAGGCTTATCATTGAGCCAGGCACTAACCTTCCCGACGAAGCCATGTACAGGCAGTGCGTCATCCTCCACGACTACGACCCGACAGTTCTGTCCTGCGGCCCATTCAAGCGCACGACGATGATTCCAGTTTGCCCCGTGGTCCCCGGCATCAATCAACAGTATGGCGCCAAGAGATTCAGCCAGACTATGAGCCTGCTTGTGTCGGGAATGGTGACCGACAACAACAAACTTCACTTGTGTTGCCACCATGCAAACTCCTTACCGATACCGTTTGTTTTGAATACTGTATGTACTCGGGGGCCAGTGACCAGCCGATCGCTAAACCGACGAGCCACAATACCGAATGCCAGCATGTCGCCTACTGCTGCGGCAGGCTGCTCCTTCTTCCAGAACCGGTTGCTTTCCGTCAGGTAGTAAAGGCGCACGATACCGTGAGCAATCGCCATGACATCCTCACGAGTGCCACCCAGCAGGCCAGCATTCAGCATCACATCATTGCGGTGCTGCTCAATGAATTGCTGGTAGATGCTTTCGGGATGGTTGCTGGCTGCCCACGGGTCAGAATAGGTTTTCGGTTCAGAGCCAACGTAAATCTGGCCGGGTACCATTTCATCCCACGGGGCATGCAGCATTTCGACATCGGTCCCATCCGTGCACCAGACGAACCGGTATTCAGGATGATCCCGAAGGTGCTGCCAGATGTGCAGCCAGCGGCGGAAGTAGACATTCATCTTCACATCAGGCACGCGCCACAGTTCAACGTCTGACGGTGCGGTGGTCAGCTCATCCACCAGCGCGATACGCCCACACTGTCTAAGCGATGCCGCCCATGTAGTCAGCATGTCTGGCGAGGCCGTCATTTTCGATCCGCGCTGCGTATCAGGCTGACTGGTGAGCAGCGTTGTGATAACCACGTCGCGCTGATTCCGGTATTCAACGTATCCTGTGAATCCCGTATCCCGCCGTTCGTTGTGGACCTTCACGTTACGTTCCACCAGCGCTTGTCGGTCTGGTTTCGGTAGCGAACGTTCCACTGCTTCATGTTCATCAAGGGAATGGATCAGCTTTTCGGAGCCAGTCACATCGGCATAAGCCCACGATGTCAGACCTGCGTTATGGATGCGCAATGCGAGATCGCTGTGTTCGTACATACCGCGACCGTAAACCGGATCAAATCCGCCGACTTTCTCTATGGCGCTGCGGTGGTAATAGAGCATTACGCCACGCTGCCCGGTATAAGCAATGTGCTTATCGTCACGATAAAGAACAGCTATATCATTGAGCTTGTTAGGCCCAGCCAGATCAAGGAACTGATAAGCCAGATGCGGCTCGGGTGATTCGGTATAAGGTAGATGCCAGTTATCGGCAATCGGCCATGCATCATCGTCAAACAAAAACAGGTGTTCGCACCCGGAATCCATCAGGGCTGTCAAGCTGGCGTTCTTAGCCGCCACAATGCCCTGTGAAATTTCCAGCCGAACAAGTTCTACGCCTTCCGGGATAGTTGCGGCAGGCTGTGATCCATCATCAATAACCACCAGCAACGAACCAGCCGGGAGATAGTTAAGATGTTGCTCAATAGCCCTGGCTAAAACTGCTGGCCTGTTGTGAGTGGTAATTGCTATGCCGATCCGTGCTGATACGCTACTGGCGGGAACATACGGGACACCATCAATAGTGACCTGCATAGTCACTTCCTCGCATACAGTAAACCATCCGGTTTGAGCGCATTAGCAATAGCATCACTCACAGCCTGGTTAATGCTTTCCGTAATAGCGGCCTGAGCAGAGGCCAGATCCGCCATCGCCGCATCTTGTCGGGCTAGTGCTGCTTTTGTCGCTTCAATAACAGCGTTAGCCGCCTGCTGGATTTTCTGCTGGATGGTGGGTTCACCGCTGGCGCTGACCTCACCCGTCACTTTGAAATGGTCAGCCCTGAACTCCACCGACTGCTGCTCGTCGCCAGTTGGTTTCTCAACGAACTGACCGCTGTCACGAACGGCAGCAATAACAGCGTCACGCAACGAATCTGAGAGGTGGAGCTTTGTCGGTACATTGTTGACAGCGACATTAAAAGCCACGGCCTGTGTATAGTTCAGCGCTTCGATTTTGTCGCACGCTGCATCCGATAACGGTTCCATCATGCGCAGATCAGACTTGGGGAATGCACCATTCAATGACCATTCAGCACGAATACTGCCATCTTTGATGACGGCATCATTGATGAACGTCTGACCGCTGAGGACTTTAAACACATCACTCTTACGGATTGAGTCCAGCACCTCATCAATGGTCGTCTGTAGCTCGGAAGCATCAATTGAAGTCTTGATTACCGACTCGCTTACAGAACGTGGTGGCCGCTTGCCAAATTTACTGTACACCAGATAGCTGATGGCGAACTCTTGCCCGGCAGGTGTGAGAAAGTTGAAGTGATGCTCACCACCGAACGGCGTTACCGTGTCCTGCGTCTTCACGTAACCGAGTTCACGTAGTTCAGCAGTGCCAGACTTTGATGGCAAGTCACCATCCACCAGCGCGCCACGGAAGAATAGCGCGTGCAGGACATCACCAGCAGCGCCGGAAAGTTCTTTGCTCATGGTTGTTTCCTTTTAGATATGAGCATGTCGCACAGGAAGACCGCCCGATAAAGCGGAATGCCCCAGACTCACTACTGAAAGATATCGTTAGGATGTGCGCGTGCGAGGCACAATAAAAAAGCCACCAGTGGATACCAGTGGCTTTTTTATTGAAATAAAAACCGCCTTCGGGCGGTTTTCCCTTTATTAATTAATACTATCTAAAGTATATCGGGTACTCACCAGCACATCATTCCTGTAGATGTCTGTTACTAATAGTCGTGCATTCCAATCACGCCCTATAATGTTGTCCAAATCATTCGAATGGGACTCAAGAAATTGTTTAGTGATTTTACCACGAATAGGAGTATCCCTTCCTTCTACTCGCAGTTCAAATCTTTTTTCGTACGGGACGACATACAGCCTTCCAAAAATAGTTGTTATTGTTTCATCAGAAAGTCTAACTCGATCCATTCTATTTTTGGCATAGAAAATCTTATCTAAACTTAGAATATATTCAGAACGATCATCAACAACTTTTAATGTCGCTTGAGACGAGTACAACTCCTCATAAAATGAGCGAACATCATTTAACGTCCTGTCATCTAAGTCCTCAATTACCTCTTCAAAAACAGAGTCTTCCGGAGAGGACACTTTATTCAAGATATCGTTCACGTCCTCAACGACGTGCTTCAATTCCGTATCAACCTCTAAGAGACTATCCTTTGGCGCTTCTTCTAAAACAAACCCAAATGAGCCTCGAGCCACATCAGTGATTATTAGTTTAGCATTATTGCTATTTCTTACCGGTCCCCTTGAAGACAAAGTTCCGGACTCGAGAAAAGCATAGCGTTTATTAACGATAGACTGGAATTTATCAATAATGTTACTCGCAAAATGCGAATCAATTCCTTTTGATCCAAATACAGGCGCCCCGCCGAAAAACAACCCAACACTTGCGAAAGACGAAACAGCATCATTAATAGTAGCTATTTTCTCCAGTAATTTTTCTCTTCGTTTAATAAACTGTCTAGCACCAACAGGATCCTCTACTGTACGCTCAGAAATGAGATAATCAAGCGAAGCTACTTCCGCCTTAAGGGTGTCTAATTCAAGTTTTTTAATCATTATTCCCTCCCCCCTTGAGCAGCCAACAATTCGCTTTTAATATTGCCCAGTATAGCTATAGCCTCCGAATCATCCACGTTTAAATCTACTTGTAAAATTCCTTTCCAAAGATTTTGCATTCTCGAATGGGAAAATAGATTGCACCAATATGTGACTGCTGCAGCCAGAGTATGTGGTGCCTGGTTAAAATCAACGTAGTATGCATCGCACATGTAAACTTGCTTAGCGGTTTCAGATTCAAACAAATCAGGGTGCAAATCCATAAGCTCAACAAAAGCACCTGCATCGATAAACTGCCCTTCTTCGTCTCTTGGTCGATAAGCGAATGTGATTAGATCAATGTCAGCGGGTGCTCTTCCACGAGTTCTTTCACAGTCTTCAACAAAACTTCCATCCAGCCATTGATAACCCATAACATTTAAGGAACGCATCTTTGAACGATACTCAAAGAGGCCTTCTAAAATTGCAATTCTTTCCAAACTTATAGCAAATCTCTGCACCAACTCTAACATGGTGATTCGATAAGGTGCCTGCGCACTTGGAATAGCGGGCTCTTCACCTACGAAAGGTGGAAGTACTCCCGAGACTGAAAACGGTGGAATCAACTGTTAGCACTCCAGCAAACAAGATTGGATCGATTTTAAAATGACTTAGGCCTAAACACAACCAACCACTGGTATTAGTGAACATTCAACGCTGGATTTATATCAGTGGATAGAACGCCGAAGGTTCTGGAGGTTCACTTTCTAACAAACTCTAAAAAGTTCATGAAATTATGACAATCTTGGAAATGTAATCTTGCAAACAGAATCTTCATTTTCGAGTAAGTTCAATTTTCCGAATGCTTTCAAAGTTGTTGTTCCCCTTCTCGATTGCTGCCAGTAACGGATTAATCCAGAGCACAGCTTGGCAGTAAGTCATTGGGATGGTGGCAGCGGGACGATTATCGGCTGCGTCAGATCTGTCGGTATCGGCGTGCATTGCGCTGGCACGTAAACGGTTCGCGTATTCGAGCAACCCACCAGCGACAGCAGCAGGAACAGGCAGATCACAGTTTTTTTCACTGCGTAATATCTCCCGGTATTTGATTACCGTTGTTTCGCTGTTCCCGGCCACAATTGCGTTTGCCCGCGCGGCGGTCTCAGCGGTTTTATTGAAGCGGTGGATATTGAATGCCTGAGTAGCTATTACCTGCCCCTGCAGAGCATTGTCTGACTTGAGTACGCGGTTTTCGCTCTCAGCAGTTGCGGCTTTGTCGCTGTAGTGAAATGCCGACCAGGACAGGCCACCGATGATGCTCAGAATAAAAGCGCCAATCACAATGAGGTACCGTGTTTTCACTGGTATTCCCCCCAGCACGTCAATGCACTTTCCTGATCCCGTCGCTCTACCTGCCCGTAACAGCCGTTCGCCTGGCCTTTGGTTAACCGGCAATCGCGGCCCCCGTCTTTAATCCACCAGCGGATTGCTTCACATGCACCTTTGCGGTCGCCAGCATTGATGCGCTGGTAGAACGTTGAGGGGAAGCATTTACCTGGCCCGATGTTGTACGGACAAAATGAGGCAATACCTACTTTCTGCGGTTCTGTTAGCGGCACTTTGATATTTCGGTCTACCCATGCAAGTGCCTTATCGCGTTCAATGGCGTTAACCTTCTTGCACAGTGCTTCCGTTGTACGCTGGCCTTTAACAACTGGCTTACCGTCAATAACCGTTACGCCGTGACACAGTGACCAGACGCCACCAGGATCGACAACGGCCACCAGCGCGTTACCTTCTTTTTCGCTGATGAACTGATCAAACAGTACCGGCGCTGATGCCCCCGCGGCGATGAGTGCAAGCATTGCTGCACTAAGCTTTGCTTTCTGCCCCATCACTCACCCCTGGCGGCCTTACGCCGATCCTCTTTGATTTTGAAATACAGATTGGTCAGATACGTCAGCAGACCAAAAAGAATACTTGCGAGAACACCTAACGCTGCCCATTGCGAGGGCGAGACTTTATCCAGTAGCTGGAGCACCCAGAACCCTCCGTTTGCTCCGGCAAAACCGTAGCTCACACCAGTTGTGATTTTGTCCATTCGATACATACTCCACCTCCACGTTTGGGAAGTGCTGTGCGTGATTGATAAAAGGAGGGATCTGGCCTTCGGACGCTTTCGTGAAAAGTGAAAGTTGCGTGTGATATTTCCGAGACCAGAAACAGAAAAGCCCCGACGAATGTCGAGGCTTCAATAGTGTACTTACTTTTTAAACTAACCGAGGGAAAGACACCATTCCCTCACGACATTATTCATCCCAGAGAAATGACGCGATTGTTGCTCTCTATCTGACGTTACATGAAAACGCTTAAAGCAATTAAACGCTTCCTCAGTCCAATCCACATCAAGCCCTGCGCTTTCCATCCACTCAGAATATCCATGGGCTGGTTTTGGTGTAGCAGCATTAACTATTAATGAGTTGAGCAAGGGATATTGATTTTCATAACAGAACTGCCCAAGAGCGCCAGCATAAAACCCTACTGTGTTATGACTAAAACCAAATATATTTTCTAATTCATAATAGGGGATGAAACGTTTGTGCTTGGCAGCATTAACCATATAACGGAAAAAAACATTAAAAACCTCGGGATTGAGTTCTGTCGCCATGAGATCCTCTTTAATAAATGGAGTGGCGTGTCGGAAGGTGTCATCTATGGCTTAACGCAGCATAAACCTCACCCCGCTTTAAGTAGTGAACATACGAAGTCCACCCTTAATATCGATTATACACAAAAGCTATAACATAACAAACATCGAATAGAATGTGTTCGGAATTAGTCAGCCAGAAAACCGTCGGTCAGTAATCGACTAAGTGTTTCAGATGCTAAACTCGAAGGAAAACTTCGCATAAAGAATCGGGACATCACATTGAACTTGGCCTACAAGATTAAAGCTCCCGATATCCCTGATACTATGACAGGGGTATTCGTGTAATGCACTTCGTGAATATCCCTGCTCTGTATCACTGGAAAGCAAAAAAAACCACCGAAGCGAGGCTTAGAATTTGCTTTAAGTTTGTGTCTGAGTGACCATCCTTAACAGATTACCTAAAAAAATGCGGACCGCGATAGAGATTTTTTATAAAAATAAAGTTAAATTAGAACCATAATGGATATGATCTATAACGGGTTGAGATACAAATGAAAATATTTATCAGTTGGTCTGGAAACCGGAGCAAGGCTGTTGCAGAATTGTTCAGTGAGTGGTTGAAATGCGTCATACAAGCTTCGGAACCCTGGATTTCCACCAGAGATATTGACCGTGGTGCTACTTGGTATTCCGAAATAAATGACACTTTAAGGGATGTATCTGTAGGTGTTATTTTTTTAACAATGGAAAATAAAGATAACCCATGGATACTATTCGAAACAGGAGGATTGGCAAAAGGTTTATCGTCAAATCGAGTTTGTACATTTCTAATTGATTTAAAACCCAGTGACTTGCATGATCCCTTGGCACAATTTAATCATACAATCCCCACGAAGGACGCCCTCTGGGCGTTAATAAAAACAATTAATGCCAGTATTACTGAAATACCACTACCAGAGAAAGTACTCGACAAAGTATTTCAGACCTACTGGCCACAATTTGAAAAAGGTTTTGCACAATCATTATCTGACAATCCAATCGGTGAAGCGATCCCACCTCGCTCAGAAGAAGATATCCTCTCAGAAATTTTGAACAATACTAGAACACTGACTCAGAAAATAAGAAAACTTGAAGAAGAAGTTTTCATAAAAAATGAAAGCATTGCAAAAAACCTCATAAGTGAATCATTTGAATCAGAACTCATGAGTAACAATGATGTATCCATCAGTAGTACTGAAACTGATTCAGTTCTAACGAGAGTTGTTCGTAGACCTGATGGAAGAATTATAAAAACATACATAAAACCCCCAAGATCTAAACCGGGCTCTAAACTTGGCGGTGAAAATTAATATCTAAGTTCGTTTAAGCGGCACACATGCCGCTTAAATGACCCCACTAATTATCCATCTCTAATTTCACATTTAGCATGGACAAGCAACCATCAATGAATCCCTCAGCTAATTGAATTTCTATTCGTATCTGTTTTTCACTCTTCTTTCGGTTTTTTGCCATCTGTCTTTTTGGGATCATGAAGACGTAATGGCCCACAAGGAGGTTGTAATCGTAGGGCTTACGTTTAATCAATCGTGACATGCAACTTTCGATAATAAGACCGTCATTATCTGAACACATGATTCGTGTTTTGCCGGACTGGGGTAATAGTCCTTTAAAACCTGCTGCAATAGGAGAAAAGTCTATATTGCATGAGTCATTTGCAGCCCAAGCCCCCCATAATTCCAGTACTCTTTGAATGTCGCGCATAGTCTTCTCCAGATGTCAGGCCAGAACGCCGAGCGCAAAGGCACGGTCCAGCAGTTTGATAATGAGTTCAGGTTGTGTGCCGTACTGGCGCTCGAACGCCGCCGGGCTGCTGTGAAGCTCGGTATGGTGTTTTCTACAGAGCGGAATGGTGAACGCGTCGTGAGCTTTGGTCGCCATGCCACCCTGTCCCCAGCCAATCAGATGATGGGCATCATCGGCGGGGTTGCCGCAGCACGTGCACGGTTGGGTCTTCACCCAGGCCAGGAAATTTGGATTTACCCAGCGGGTGCGTTTTGGCCGTGCATAAAGCGTCTGCGGTGCGACAGGATCAACCACAACAGAAACAACCGACTTCTTGGCTGGTGGTTGGGGTAGCGCCGCCTTTTTCACTCTCTCCGCCAATACGCTGGTGGTCGGTAGCGACGGGACGATATCGGATTCGCGCATGACAGACGGCAGCTCATCAACCGGCAATCCCAACGCCCGGCGGGCTACGCCTTCCGGTATAGCGCCAGTGACTCCCCGGCGAACCGCCCACCAGCAGAGTTCTGGCAGCGTCAATTCGTGGTCATCGTTAAACCGAAGCGCCCCACGAACGGAGCGAAGAACCCAGGCTGTTATGTTGGCAGAAACGATTGCATCCAGTTCTTTGCTGGCCGCTTCATGCATCTGGTTGTCACAGTGCCAGCAAAGCAGCGCAGCACCACCTGCATGGCGATGGATAACCAGCTCTTTGTGGTGATAAGTCGAGTGTGTCCACTGGCAATTTTTGCCGCGGCGGCGCAGCCAGTCTTCGAGGCTGTTAATACCACCAGCAGCGCTGACCACAAGCTGATGGGTGAAAAACGGCAGCAGCACCGGGTCTTCACCCAAGGGCTGACGAATTGCCGGTATTGCGCCGCTGGGCAAAGAAGCCATATTGTCCGGCTGGCGCTCGACCAGTACGCGACCAGAAGTGAAGAGATGCATTAGCTCTTTGCCGGGGCGCAGCAGCACCACGCCCATTTCGCGGGCAATATCCGGTTTCAGCAAGGCGCGCATGCCGCCTCCCGGATTATGATTTGCCCGAACTCGCCCCACACTTTGGTTATGCGGCAATCCCAGATGTGCGCATCATCAGCAAAGATGGCGTCCATTAACGCTTTCAGCATGTTGTCGCAGTCAGGCTTAGCCTGGTGTGGCTGGCCGTTATGTTGCTGGCGTTTATTTTTGCTCCAACTGGCGGGCATAGGCAGGACAAACGTAATATGCGCGCCGGACTCAGGCAGAACTACACCACGTAGCCGCACCTCATCGCAGAACGCACGGTAGCGCATAACCTCAGGGCGCTTTTTCCACTTGTCGGCACGTGTCATGCGGGGTTTGCCCATCGGTATTATCGGGTAAATTTGCACGCTCATCCCCAGTGCCTCCACTGGTAGGTTTTATCCACTCGAGGCGGTTTAGCTGACTCAGGTAATAGCGCGCTGACTATCCATGTCAGATAGTCGGGAGCAAGGCTCTTTTGTGTCTCGACACCATTGGCGCGGTACCGGGCCACCAGCTCATTCGCCTGTGCTTCGGAGAGGTTAATGTGATTGAACCAGCCTTTTTTCATGCGAAACCCCACCCGGCGGCAAGGTATGCAAAAAAGCTGGCGTCGACAGACGTCAGGAAAGTGAGGTTTTTCGATGTTTTTTGCGCCATGGTTTTCTCCGTGGCGCAGCAGACTGCCAGTTGTTCAGGCTGGCTAAGACAATATATCAGAAACTGGAGAAACCCGGTAACCGGCTCGCTCGAGCATCTGTGTAAAAAGGGATGGTGTGCCAATAATCTCATCATCCTGAATAGGCATAAATGATACCTGCCCACCATGGCGGTACATTAAAGCCCTTTCACATTCAGGAAAACTTTGCAGTCTGGCGACGATGACCCCATCGTGACATCTGATGACTACATACCCCTTGTTTGGCAATTCTTCTGGTTCTTCCACTCCCCTACCCCCTTCATTCACACGGAAACTCAGTGACAGCGCATTTTCAGTAAAACCAGTCGTCGGCGCTTTCCCATGTCTCCTGAAGGATTTTCTCAACTTTCTTTTTATCGTCTTTATCACCACCGAACACACTTAGCCCGTCAGAAGCCGCCCGGCGGACCACCAGATTGCAATTCACATACTGATTATTGAGCCGTTTAAGCAACTCCGTTTCCAAAGCCGGGATGGCACCTTTCGGAAGTTCTTTAGTACGATCAATGGTTAATTCGATTTTCATAATAGCCCTCCATCGCTTACCTGTATATTTATACAGTACATCTATAAATCTACATTTTCAACACCCAGCAGGCGTGAAGCATTCATAGCGGGTAAGTTGGCTCTTACTGACAATTCTGCCAACCAAGTCTGGAGGGCATTGTGCAAGTCAATCCATCTATATCTTCGCATAAAACTAACAAGAGGCTTTAAGGGTTAGTAGCGCAAACAGATGGTTCCGAATGTTCAAATTCAAGCCTGTATCTTCCTTAATAGCTTATCTAGTATTGTCTCGTCTTCGAAATTTCATCTAATGTAGGGCTTGTATACTTAACATCCTCATATTTCATGATTTCATCAAGCTTTAACGCCTCAAGAGTTTCAGTGACCCTAACGAACATTTTCTCAAGTTCATTATTAACAAACTCCAATGCTTGAGTGGTTAACATATAAAAATTATTATAATTCTCTTGGTTTAAAGATTCAGCCCTGATATGCAAGAATAATATTTTCTCTACATGGTACTGTTTGCCACCACCATTTAAAGCAGCACAAGGTATACTCTGGGAATAGGAATTCTGATCATGAATGAATGTTTTATTCCTTAATTCTTTAATGTAATCGAAAGCTATTCTGGCTTCGGGTGGAGCTTCTCTATAAACCTTCTCGAATGAGAGCTGACCTCTTGCCTTGGCAGAGGAAAAACATTTAACGTAATGAACAATAGCACTTCGCCAAAGTGTTTGCTGCAAACGAACATCCTCTACAATCCCAACATTATTAATCGAGTCTAAATTATATTTAGCAAAAGAAAGATCCTCACGATGCAGCGAATAGTCGGAAATTGTCTTACCAATACTTAAAGGCAGTTTTTTCAGATAAACAGCATCTTTTATGCCATCAACAACAATACTATTTTCAGTAAAACTTATATTATAAGACTCCATAAACACCCCCTTCTCTATAAATGCCAGTTAAAATATTTTTATCACTCGCCATATTCACATTTTTATTTACTTATAGGCATGCAATTCTTCTAGGCTGCATTTTCAACTGCCCCGCATATTTCAGGCAAATTTGCCCTCACCAGTGCTTCGGCGAACGGTGGCGGTACCGCGTTGCCACACCGGGCCACCTGCTTGTCTTTTGCGTACTTCACGCCGCGATAGTCGCGGTCAATGATGTACCACTCCGGAAACCCCTGCGCCCGGTATAGCTCGCGGGGTTGCAGCATGCGCATGCCGATATCAACGATGCGGTATACCACACTCTCAATCGTTACGAACTCGCTGATGCCATACTCATGCAGGAATGCCGCCACTTGCCCCGCCCGATGCTCGTCATACTCGTTTTCAGCCAGCATGGTCCTCACCTCACCAAAGTGCAGACCACCCGCCGTTACGGTCTGCAACGGTGTGTCGGTTGGCTGCCCAATGTTGGTACCGCGCATTTTGACGATGCTGGATGTAACAAGCGCATGGTGATCCGTAGTTGTCACCGTATGAACTGGTTCATCAAGTGCCAGGCCAGATCCTGAATAATTCCCACCAAAGTGTTTTACGAGGTTTGCCGCCACCACAGCGAACTTATTGCCACCAGCAGTGACAGTACCAAGCGGCTTCCCGATCTGGAGAATCCGTGGAGCCTGCCCTACCCGTTCTCCGTAACCCATCTGAATTAGCGTGGTTGATACCAGTTGCGATTTACCGCCGCCACCAGCCGTTACGGTTGCGCTCGGTTCGTCAGCGCGATGACCGACGCTGTTACCGAACTGCCTTGCTATCACAGGGGCAATTACACAGGAATGATTGGTATTGCAGAGCGTATGCATTGGACTTTCGACACTGCGCGGCTTAGCTGAATATTTCGGGCCGCCAGCGCCAGCGATAAACGGTGAAATTGCCGCCTCGACAATACCCAGTGCGTGACCGTTCCCGCCAGGGCGCTTTGATGTACCGGCTGTCACCGTCGGTACCGGTTCAGTTACCTCCTGCCCGGTTGCTCCGGTGCGGAATTTCGTAATGTGCGGAACGGCCAGCGCAAAACCGTGTTTCTTGGTAATAGTCTGGGTGGGTTCGCCCAGCGACTGCCCACGGAAACAGTCGTAATTCGTTTTGGTACTGGTGTGATTGCATTTCACGATAAACGGCGTGGCGCTGTTCACTACAAAACGCTCAATACCCCGCGCAATCCTTCGCATGGTATTTGTGGCCAGGGGCTTTTTGCGGTCGAAAATTGACGGACACGGAATTGACCAGTCGATACACTCCGCCGCCGTTCGCCACGGTCTGAGCGCTCCCGATTTAACCTGGGCTGTTTTGGGACCCCCGTGGGTTGGCTCGGGCCAGTGGATTGCGGCGCCGTCGCAGCGCATCACCATGAAAAAGCGTTTGCGAAATGTCGGCGCGCCGTAATCGCACGCGCGCAACTCACGATATTCGACCGCATAACCCAGCCCGGCAACCAGCTTTTTCGCCTGTTTGCTGCCCGGCTCAATGTTCAGAAACTCGCAGCACTCGGCCAGTGCCGGGTTATCAGCACTTATGCCATCGGACAGCATGCTGACAAACGCATTAAACGTCTCGCCTACGCGCTCCGGGTCTGGCCGCATTTCCGCCGCCAACAACGGTCCCCAGGTGCGGAACTCTTCAACATTTTCCAGCATCATTACTCGGGGGCGCACCGTCAGCGCCCAGCGAACCACAATCCAGGCTAAGCCGCGAATCGCTTTTTCCACCGGGGTACCGCCTTTCGCTTTGGAGAAATGGCGACAATCCGGGCTAAACCATGCCAGCCCCACTGGCATACCTGCGGTGACAACCGGAGGATTTACTTCAAAAACACTCTCGCAATAGTGCAGTGTACCGGGATGGTTTGTGGTGTGCATCGCCACGGCATTCTCGTCGTGATTGATAGCGATATCCACGCTGCGGCCAATTGCCAGCTCAATGCCGGTACTGGCCCCGCCGCCGCCAGCAAAATTATCAACGATGATTTCAGATTGTCTCACGAGTATTTCTCCATAACGATGGCCAGCGATTTGGCGGCGTCCACGATTGACGGTACGGGCATTTTTTCCAACCACATGCGGTTTATGTGATGTTTGAGGCGGCGCTGGTGGTGCGCCGGGAGATCTCCGGCGCGTTCTACCTGAGACAAGACCAGTTTGACCTCAGCAGGCCAGACCGTTTCGGCTACATCCACCAGCAGCAGTTTTTCCAGCTCAACAATTCGGCGGTAGGCATACTCGAGTAAAGCGTCACTCATGCGGCACACTCCTCGAAAATAACTTCTCCGTCCAAGCCGCCAAGTTGGTAAAGGATCGAACCATCATCCCGATACTCTACTGGAGACGCGCTCCATCCTTCCCCGTTTGGCTCGTCATCATCGCCAACAACAATAAATCCACCTCCAGTAACACTTGCAGGGTACATTTCACCTTCTGTCCACCACCCTTCGGTATCTTTGATGCATTTGACGAACATGGTTTGTTTGTCGCTCATGACTGCGCTCCATTGCTCTCGCGAAGCTGGCGGCAGGCTTCGCGCATTGGTTTGCGATATGCCTCCAGAGATTGCTGGAACCCTGTCACATCCTCATCCACACCGAAATTCCAGCCTGCCTGCATACCTGAAACGAATGCGCGGTCACAAAGCGCAGCATGTTTATCGCTGTTAAATGCCGCTTCTGTGGCTTCTTCCCGCAGGGCTGCGATTGCTGCGGATGTGGCGAGGGATTGCATGCAAGCTATGATTGCCTTCATTCCAGCCAACAACGCCTCGTCCTCCGAAGCTCCATTACCTTCTGCAATTGCGGACGCCGCTGCACCTTCCTCGCTATGTTTTAACCAGTTGTCGGGAGTAAGAAGAATGGTGTTCTCCATCGCCAACTGCTCGGTCAGTTCGGTTTGTTTATCCAGTGCAGTAGCCAGGCGAGACACCATCCTGGCGATCTCGATAATCGGGGTGTCAGCCGTCATTGCGGCTGCAAATTCGTGGCCCACGCGGGCTACATGTTTGTTTGCAACGATGGTCATTTCTGTGCGCTCCCGAAAATTTTGTGAACCTGATAGCCCTGCCATTTTTCGCGGCAAATCTGCGCTGCAGTTTGCGGCGCTGGTGGACAGGCAGCGGGTGCCACTCGCGAACGCCACCGATGTGTAAGCCGGTATTCAGGGTGGTGAGGTTTACCAACGTTTTTCACGATGCCTGCCAGCGTCAGACGTTTCAGGCGGTCGTAGGCCTCTTTGATGTCGCAGCCCAGCAGACTGCGAACCTGCCGTGTGGAAATGGATTTTTCGCGCGCCAGAAAATCAACGATGGCGCGTTGCTCAGGTTTCAGCATGCTTCTGCCCTCCGCGCGCGGGCATTGCGAATGCAGCGGTTACGCAATCGGGAAATGTCCTGAATCTCCTGACTGCTCTTTGCCAGTCGCATAATCTCGCTGTATTTCGTAGCAGCGCGCAGCCAGTGCCCCCGTGATTCAATCAGGGCAGCTTCTTCAAGCGCCATGCGGAGAACTTCCGGATCGGCTTTTTGACCGAGTTCCGGTAACTCGATATCGGGGATATCGCTGCCGGGCACAACGGTATATTCCCAGTGGGTGCCGTTGTGACTACGGGTCATGACACCGCGCTGTACTAACACAGCCAGTTGCTGCCCCGTCGAACCGGAGTCAGAGTTAAACGCGTCGCACACTTCCGGGGTGGTAATGCCTGGGTGCTGGCTGACATACACAACCAGTCGGTCAGCCTGGGTAATTCGTTTTTGTTTGGTCATTGGTCAATACTCGTTAGTTGATTAAACCTGCCGCTTTGCGGCGCTTGTACTCTTCCATCAGCAACTGTGCCGGGGTTGGCCCAGCCGGTGCTTTCGGCCCTGCCAGTTGACGCACTACCGGCGGAATCGAGAAACCGTTTTGAACGTGCTTCATCCACTTGGTCAGTAATTTTTCAGCCAGCCGCTGCAGCTCGTTTTCCGTCATACGTCGGTCCACGCCTGTACGGCGCATTTCAATGCAGATGTGGTAGAGCACAGGCTGAGGCCATGGATATTTATCGCTGCCGGAATAGCGGTATGACTCATTGCGCCAGCGCTTGTATTCAGCCATCACCGCTTCTGATGTCAGGCTGAATGGGTTTGCACCACTCTCTGAAACCAGTGAAACAAATTCCGCCAGGTCTGGCGGCCATGAGTTCCCGGCGGCGCAGCGCTCCATGCACTGATTGCATACCAGGGTGATTTGCCTCTCAGTCATCGAACCGATCTGAGCTATCCACATAGTCGAGGGTTCGGCCCCGTTCTTCTGCGTCCAGCGGTTCGAGTAGATTTCCGCCATGACTTCCCACAGGCGCCATGCCGTGTCTTCCGCCCGAGGATCCACCGTCACGTTTTTTTCGGGCTCGAGCATCCCGGACTTGCTGTACTGCTCTTGAAGCGCTTCCAGAGTGAACTGGCGCATTTTCGTTACCTCTCGCTGCTACGGATTTTTGGTTGTTGGCCCGCGCTACGGGTATGTGCCGGGCAAACTTCTGTTCCCACTGAACCTGCGTGAAAACCTTCATCTCAGCCCCCCAGTAGGTTGTGAACTCCGCCAATTCGGTTGGCAGGTAATCCGGTTCTGGTAGGGCTATGCCCCACATCGCTGCTCGTCGCCGGAAATCACGAGACGGGAGCCAGGCATCCGTCATCTGAAATTTGCCGATAGGTTCATCTACGCCTTCCAGATATCGGGGGGCTTGAGTCGGCGGCGGATGTTGTTGCCGTTGTTCTTCCTGATCCTGAATTTCTTCTTCGCGCTCGCTAAGAGAGGGGTTTGATCCTTTTCCCTTCCCTTCCCTTCCTTTTCCGTCAGTGACACCTCCTTGAGCACTCACTGAGTCATCACTGAACTGGTTACCACTGCCGCTACTGTTTTCAGTGAGTAGTACCGGAGCGGGTATCTTCGTTGCCGACGGACGGTTGATTTTCTGGTGCTTAGCAAAGCCCTTTATGTGCAAATATTCCTGACCGTTCACTGAGTACTCAGTGAGTAATCCGTGAGTAATTAACTCAGCTATGAGGGGTTCGCAGTCGATTAAATCCGCCGGGAACACCTGCATTTTGATCCGCTTGTGGGAACGCTCCATGCATCCCAGGTCATTGGCGAAGTTGAACAACCCAATAAACAGAAGTCGGGCGGGGATCGTGCATTCCACCACCTTTTCGTCTGTCCAGAATTCAGGTTTCACTGTTCTGATGCGGGCCATCTAAAACCTCGTATTAATCAGCAAAGTGCTGATGGTCATTGGTCAAAACTCGTTTCAAAAACACTGCGGCGCCAGAGTGCTGAGCAATGCCAGCGCTGGCTCTGATATCTCTTTCGGGAGCATCGCGTAAAGCGACGTGGCCGCCTCCCATATCTCTTTTTCAAGGCGCTGCAGAGGCGCTCCCAGCATCTTTGCCTGGTGGGCCTCTGAGCATTCTTTGATTGCTGCAGCCACCAGCTCTGCTTCGGTCTTGCCGGAACGGAGACCGTAGGTGCGTGCTATCTCGATTGGCATCACGGATGAAATCGCCGGGGCCAGTTGCATGACATAACGGTTGTATTTTTCGGATCCGTTTTCGTTGCGCAGGTAGCGGAATAAGTTCAGCTTGTTGACTGTGATCCCCTTGCCGCCAGTGCGTTTCCATTCTTCCGCCACCAGCCTCGCTATTTGTTCCTGAGCCTGACCCGGCAACGTTTTTTCCCATTCGCTGACGGCGGTATTGATCGCCATGCGTTTCATGTTGTCGCGGCGGCGAGGTTCAATCTGATTTTTAGATTTCAGCAAAGCAGTTAACCGCTTCGTATCATCAGTAACCAATGAGGCATGCATGACTAATTCTCCTCTTGGGGTAGGCCATCGGTAGGGTTTGGATAAATGTCTGGGCGCAATTCATGCGGTGTAACGCCAGTTACTCGGAAGATTTGAATAACCCGCGCAGCGGGGACAACTCCCGAGTAGTTATTTTTCCAACGACTAATGGCCATGCTCGTTACACCAATTGCATCACCTAACTTTCTGGCAGAGCCTGCGGCTCGGATTGCAGTTTCTAAAGCAGTCATAGGACCTCCTGTTTGAATTAAAAGTAAACCATAGATTTACACAACAAGCAAATTCTGGATTTATTGTGACAGTAAACCATTTGTTTACAATGTGGATATGAACAGAGAAAACACACCTGAAAGCAGCCTGAAGAGTCGACTCGAAGAAATCACATCTCGCGGGATTTCAAAGGCAGACATGGCAAGAATTGCTGGCGTCACACCGCAGGCGGTAAACGGCTGGTTTAAAAAAGGTGTCATTAGTAAGAAATCAGCAGTGCAAATAGCAACAGCGGCTGGAGTTTCTGTTGCATGGCTGCTTGGTGAAGATGTTGATGAACACTCTGGACTTGAACCGGAAGAAAGGCAGATGCTTAAACTTTTCCGACAGCTACCCGAGTCCGAGCGCCGAAAGATGGTGGATCTCTTTGAAGTGCGTTTAAAAGAAATTGATGATTACGTAGAAAAGTATCTTAAAGGTCGCTTCAAACCTGATAATTAACGTCCCTCCCCTTCCTTAAAAAACCGGCTAATAGCCGGTTTTTTTTCTGCTTTTTTTCAACCTCCAATAAACCAAAATGCAAACATAAACCCATGGTTTACATTTTTTATAATCCATTAATTGACACAAAAATAAACCAGTGATTTAATTAAAACCGTTATCAGCACACCCATTCAGGCAGGACGCCCACGAAGTAGCTGCCGGCGGCATACGAAACACCGGATGAGATGGCGACGTTGATTTTACGATTTCAGTTTTAACGCGCAGCAGACCAACGTTCCGCCAGCCGGGCGCAAACGGCAAAGCAAAACAGACATCATCGTGAGGATTTTTCTATGACAGATTTCGCACGTGTGGCAACAGGGCAACAAGCTGTCCGCCTTAACTGGTTCACCGCCTTAACACGTAAGTTCTGCTATTTCCTGGCGCAGAAAGGCAACCCGGAGATTAAGGCGTGAGCACGTTTTTTTATTTAGTCATCACCGTTTGTGCGCTGACTGGCGAGTGTTCTGATACCCCGCTGGGTGTGCACCAAACCGAAGATGACTGTAATGCCGCCGCAACGGAGCAAAGTGTAAAAGGCGAGTGCTTCCCGGTGAGCATTCCGGCTGCCGACCAACAGCCTGCAGTTCATTTTTAAACGAGTTTTCACCAATAACCAACGGCTGTAGCCAGCCTGATGCTCAGTGCACGGGGCATCGTGATGGCAATACCGCCATCATAACCAAACAGGAGGCGATGACCTGTTCTGGTTAAATTGGATAAATCTTCTTTGCCCGCCTCGCGGCGGGCCTTTTTAGGAGGAGATATGTCAGCAAACGAATTAGCGCTGCGTTTCAGCACTGCACCCGCTGAGCAGCTCATCGGCAGACTACCGGTGCTGGAAGTGAAGGAAGCTCTTTGGCAGGAAGTTGAGGATGAAGTTCTCACTGAGGTTTATCAGGAACATGAGTTTGAAATGGAAGCGGTATCTGAACAGACAGATGCAGCGAACCGCCTGGCCAGCAAATTCGAACTCGTCGCCGAGACCTTCGGCACCGCCATCAGGCTGGCATTGACGCTACCACCAGCAGAAGCGAAGCAAATTTTGCAAGATGCTATCGACGATAACCCCGGTTACGGCCGGGAGCCGGATAAGGGATAAGTTATGGAATTTGGAATGAAACGTATCATTGCCTCAGTGCGCGTCGTCGCTGTAATGAAAAAGCTTTATACCGGCGCACCTGTCACTGTTGCGACTATCAGCAGCGAATTGAAGCTTTCCCAATCGTACGTTGAACAGATCGTATCAAAGCTGGGAAAGGCCAAAATCGTGCGCGGTCAAAAAGGACCGGGAGGCGGTTACCACCTTTGCAAACCTGAGTCCGAAACCAGCGTCGCCGAAGTGATCCGCGCTGTAACCATAATTCCGCACAGCAGCATTTTCGACCCGGTACTGGTTGCGCTCGACAATGTTCTCGTCTCGCAACTGTCCGACGCAAAGTTCAGTACCCCATAAAGCACAAAACCCGCCGAAGCGGGTTAGTGCCCGGTTAGCCGACCAAAGCTTTCCGGAACGAGTTTTGACCAATGACCAACCGCAGGCGGCTAACCATTAGCTGCCGGGAATCTTACAACCTATAGGAGCCCGAACGCAATGCAGACATACGCGTTTTTGATTAAAGCGAAAGCCAAAGCGACTGACGCTAAACACCTTTTTTGCTGGCTATCTGCAAAATCCGATTCCCGCGCTGAACGCGAAATTGCCAATATTCTTGAAGATGCAGAAATCGAAACCGGGCGCGGCGCGCCTTATTTGCAGCCGGTTCGGACAGACTGGCCTGTTGTTGATGACCTGCCGGAAGAAGGCAAGCTGGACAATACCTGGTGCGACCGCTACGAACTCAACGAAGATGGACGTTCGTGGAAGCTGATTTCCCGGCCAGCGCCGGAACCGGAAATAACCACCAGCGAGGTTACGACCTCATTAGTACCAGTTGCGAAAGAAGAACTCCCGACCACCTCTGACGACGCAAATATTCCTCTGGAAAATCGCGGGCTGGCTGTTCGCATTGCCATTCACCTGCTGAACGATAAATACCAGACCCATATCACGAAGGCGCAGCAGATTACCGCCACCGGGCTGTCACTGGATGAAGACAACTCCTACATGCAGAACCTGATGCAGGCCATCAGTGACGTTGCTGAATTTTCCGACCTGTCCTTGCACGTCGAGTGGAAACTGGTGCAGGCAGTTAAAGCTGTATTCCCTCAGGATGGCGAGCACGCCCCGACGCTGCTGGTCGAATTTGTGACGAACTGGATCTCTGCTGAATCGGATTCCCGCAATCAGTTGGTGGAAGACTGGCAAAGCGGCAAATTCCCGAACAAAGAACCGGCAACCCGGAATGAGGATGTTACCGATACAATGGAGCATCCGGCGGCACAACTGGGATTCCGCCAGCAATTCCTTGCCGCGTACATTTGCGATGAGTTTGCCCATCACGTCACCGCTGACCAGCGGATCATGATCTCCGATCTCATGCTTGACGTAGATAACCATTATGTTCAAAACCTGATGCTGGCCGCCGAGAATGTGGCGGAGGCAAAAAAATATTCCTGGCAAGAGATCTGGAAGCTCACTGACGCTGTAAAAAAAGTATTTGCCCCTTCGGCACGTCATGAACTCGGCGTGGTTTTGCGGTTCATGCAGGCATGGGCAGCAACTCATCATATTGACCGCGGCTTATTGGTTAAGGAGTGGCAGGCTGGCAAACGCGTGGCCGCTATTCAGCGAACTGATTCAGGAACAACTGCTGGCGGTGGAATTCCAACAGACCGCAATCAAGACTACATCCACACGCTGGATACGCTGGACATTGAGATAGCCCTGGCGACGTTACCGATGGATTTCGACATTTACAATTTCCCGGCATCTATCCACCGTCGCGCAAAAGAAATCGTCAGCAACAAAGAAAGCCCATTTAAAGAGTGGTCTGCGGCTTTGCGCAAGACACCGGGTATTCTTGATTTCTCACGTGCTGCAATCTTCGCACTCATCCGCGGCGCCGCCGAAGACGTCCATCGCTTCCCGGCGCTTCTAAATCGATACATCAACAAAAGTCTGGCTGAAAGCAACCACGATGCACCAACCGCTGAAACCCTGGCCGCAGCCCGGCAGGTTAACAGCGCCTCCGTCGTCGCTGCGGTGATTCAGGGCACCGAACCGGTTGAGAGCCTCGATAATCTGGAAACAGGATTTGCTGTTGTAGGGAAACTGGCAGCAGCTAGCAAACCTGAGGCGACGACCGCAACAAAATCGGACGTTGCTAATCTCGGCGCGGGCGTTTTCTCCATCGATAACCTGATGGGCCAGCAATCCGCCACCAGCACAACCACACTACAGAACGAGGCTGCCGACGATGTGCAGATGGAAGAAACTGGCCGTGATGAAACCCAGACTGATTCTGCGGTACCGCCGGGCGAAGCAGAAAATGTGTCAACTGAAAGCGGTGCTGCAGCTCGTCCACAGACAACTGCCGTAGATAATAATATTGATACCGAGCATCAAATTAACGATAACGAATCATACACCCTGATGACGCATGTGATGGTTGACCTGGAAACGATGGGCAACAATCCGGAAGCACCGATTATCGCCATTGGCGCGGTGTTTTTCGATCCGGGAACAGGCAAAACGGGTGAGGAGTTCTATCAGATTGTCAGCCTCGAGTCCGCAATGGAGTTCGGCGCGAAACCTGACGCCGCCACAATAATCTGGTGGATGAAACAGTCAGCAGAGGCGCGCGCAGCGATAACCGGCGGCGATGCTATTTCGCTGATGGACGCCATCGATAACCTCGACGAATTCATTCACATGAATTCAGCCAACGGCATCAAGTATGTGCAGCTCTGGGGCAATGGCAGTTCATTCGACAATGTAATTTTGCGCCGCGCATATGAACAGGTTGGTGCGGAATTGTCCGTGCCGTTCTGGAATGACCGTGACGTGCGCACCATTGTCGAGCTGGGCAAAGTTGTCGGTATCAACCCGCGCTATCAGCTCCCTTTCGACGGCGACATGCATAACGCACTGGCCGACGCCCGGCACCAGGTCAAATACGTTTCAGCTATCTGGCAAAAACTGACCCAGAACTGATTTTCAAATATCACCTTTTACCTGGCTGGGGGATTACTCTTCTGGCCGGGGCTAAGGAGACGTTATGTCAAAACTGATGCCTCTCGAAGAATGGGCCAAAGAGACGTATGTAAAACCCCCAACGCTGAACACATTAAGGCGGTGGGCTCGGATGGGGAACATCTACCCTGCTCCGGAAAAACACGGGACGAGTTACCAGGTTTGCCCCAACGCCATCTATATACGCCCAAACAAATTATGTTCAGTCGCCCCGGTTAACGGAATGGATACAAGACACCCCAGAAAGGGGTCATTACTGGAGAAGTTGCAACATGACAAAAAGGCGGGAAAATTATGATCAGAATCTCCCCAGAAACCTGACATACCGCCAGTCACGCAAAACGTACGCCTGGCGCAACCCGCTCACCGGCAAGGAGATCTCTCTCGGTAAGATTTCCAAACGTGAAGCGGTTGCCCAGGCTATCGAGGCTAATCACTATCTTGAGCAAAATTACACCCCGGTCACGCTGCTCGAACAGTTGAAAGGCGAGCATGAATACACTGTTGCTGAATGGCTAAAAGAATACTGGGAAATTTTGGGCAAAAGAGAGCTTTCGGCGATCACGCTCAAATCCCGTAAAGGACATCTTGAGGTGATCCGCCAATCGCTGGGGGAAATGATCCTCGCAAAAGTTTCTACTCTGCATATTGCAGACTTTCTTAAGCGCTGGACAGATGAGGACAAAATGACGATGGCTACCACTTACCGTTCGGTCCTGTCAGATGTGTTCCGTGAGGCCATCGTGAATGGCCGGGTGGTAGCCAATCCGGTTGAACCCACAAGAACGCCAACAATCAAAGTTAAACGGGAACGCCTGGAACTAGAAACCTTTATCTCGATAAGGCATGAAGCGGAAGTTCTTCCCGTCTGGTTTCGCAACGGAATGGACCTTGCACTGGTCACCGGCCAACGCCGCGAAGACATAGTGGAAATGCGTTTTTCAGAGATCAGAGATAATCGGCTTCACGTAGTCCACATAAAAACGGGAATGATGATCGCCATCTCTCTGGATCTGGAATTGCGTTGCGCCGGTCTGGTCCTGGGGGATGTCATTGAGCGCTGCCGGAAAGGTAATTCTACGGATTTTTTGATTTCTGCTGGTGTCAGAAAAAACAGCCTGGCGGGGTCGATTCACCCGGACGGGTTAACCAAATATTTCGTGAAGGCAAGAAAACTATCTCAGATCGCTTTCAGCGACTCCCCTCCTACGTTTCATGAAATCAGGAGTCTGGCCGGGCGCCTGCATGAGGCTGAATATTCAGAAATTCACGGCAAAAAAGAAGGCAAAGCATTCGCACAACGGCTGCTGGGGCACTCCTCAGAAGCGACTACGAAAAAGTATTTAGATCCGCGCAAAAAGGAATTTATTCTGGTATAAGGGTTAGGTCGCCGAATATGGGAATTCGGACGATTTTCGGACATTTTCGGACGGAGCCACATAAGTGCTTGTCTGGAAAGGGTTCCAAAAAAAGACCGAATACGATTCCTGTATTCGGTCCAGGGAAATGGCTCTTGGGAGAGAGCCGTGCGCTAAAAGTTGGCATTAATGCAGGCTAAGTCGCCATGCACTTTAAGAATAGATGACGACGCCAGGTTTTCCAGTTTGCGGCAAATCCGGTCTGAAAAATTCGGTTATCGTCACGCTTAAAAATGTTAAAACCGCAAGTTCTGAGGAATCAGGCTTGCGGTTTTTTATGGAAAATCAGTCAGATACTTTCGTTTATTAACAGAGCTTTTCCGCTCGGGCAATAAAGGGCTCAAGACTCATCTTCTCACCGGGTCTGGCCGGGTCGTCAATTTGGATAACGCTGACAGGCTGCGCAGTTGTTTTACCGCTTGCCACCTGCTTTTGCGCCTCTTCATTCAGTGGGTATTGCACCAGTGTGCTGGGATTGATGGCATAAAGCGCATGGTCAGGTCGGCAGGTGAGCATCACCTCTTCGCGATTAAATGCCCATTTGTCCTTACCCACTTCAAAGCGGCTTACGGTAATCACCGACGGCGCGGCAAAGGCGCCAGCGGAACATGCCAGTAAAAGCATCGTCAGTATGGTTTTTTTCATCAT